ACAAAAGAGGGTCTGATGAAGACACATCAAACAAAATAGAGGAAACTATCTCAAAAATTAAAAACGAAAAATTTGACAAACTAACTTTCTTCAAGCTTAAAAATCTTAACGAAAGTCTTTAGTCGTTTTCATTCGATTTGTATTTTTGTGAGTAGATAGCTTTTTTTAGTTCATCCCTACGCATAACCGAATTTTTCGTAAACTCTTTTCTTTTTTTCAACTCTGTCATCAATTTAGTTTTGATGACTTTACTTTTGAAAAGTTTCAAGGCTTTTTCAATAGGGGTTTTATTGTCTACATTTACTATTAACATACTTTTTTTATTAAAAATTATTTTTTTGACTATTACTATATAATTATTTATTTTTTTCGTAAGAATAAACTTAAAAAAATATTATGAATGAAAAAAGGTAAAACTTCGAAGATTCAAGGATTTAAGACAACAAAAGTGGTATATGGTACGACAGACTCCTTCGAATTGAAATCAATCTATCTTAACTTACAAACGTGGGTTGAACCTAAAGATGAACTCGAAAATTGGGAACGAATTGTATTAAATTTATCACGACAAATAAAACACACAATTTATAACCATATAAATACAAAATTATTCGAGAAAAACTTTATTGTCGACTTAGATTTGAGAGCAAGTGGTTTAGCCCCAAACAAAAAATCCTTCCTAAATTTAGAAATAAATTTTTATTTAATTGACAAAACATTAGATTTCAAATCAACAATTTTGAGAGAAAGTCTTAAAGATTTGACAAAAAAAATCATCACAGAAAATTTTAGTAGAAATCCATACTTCTCTTTCACACTGACTAAAAATTGTAAAGTTGGGGATAATGATTAATAAATATAAAAACTTTAATATTTATTAAGAAAAAACACAAAGATGAATTTAAGATTAATTAAACCTGGTGAAACTGGAAAAGGTATTTTAATTGAAAACGATGGGTGGGTGTCACCAAAAAGTGAAATGAACTCCTATATAATGGAACAAAAAAGTTTTTTGGATTATTCAAAACCTTTTGAATTTTATGCGGTTTTACAGAAATATAATACACCAAACAGAAATGGTAGAATATATCCTGAAAAGATATTGAAAAGAGAAGCTGAGAATTATAAAAAAATGATTCAAAAGGGAACTTCTCTATCCGAATTAAACCACCCAGAATCCTCTCTAATTGACTTAGATAGAGTATCACACATAATAACTGAAGTATGGTGGGAAGGTCCGATATTAATGGGTAAACTAAAGTTATTGACTTCACCAGGATTCCACGAAAGAGGGATTGTTTCAACTAAAGGTGATATGGCTGCGAATTATTTGAGACAAGGTGTTACACTTGGAATATCATCTCGTGGTGTTGGTTCTCTTAAAAAAGTTGGTGAACAAAATGAGGTACAAGATGATTTTGAATTAATTTGTTTCGATTTAGTATCATCCCCATCTACTCCTGGTGCCTATCTTTTCTTAAATAAAGAAGATAGAGATATGTACTCAGAAAATTTAGAGGAAGATAAAAGAATTGCTATGGAAAGAAATGTTGGTGATTTTGGAAACAAATCTCTTGACTTAATGAAAAGATTAAACGATTATTTGGGATATTAAGTTAAACCAAAAAAATATTAGTAAAATGGAAGATGGACAAAAATACTTCGTGGCTAAAATTGCTGAAGATTTAGTTGATGAAGACTCTGGTAAAGTAAAAAAGATTAAACTTGAAAAATTAGTTTTAGGTTACAATCCAACTGACGTTGAAGCAAAGGTTACCAAGATTTATGAACACTACACAATGGATTGGAGAATTACTGCAATTGTTGAGAGTAAAATAGATGAAGTAATTGAGTAACAAAAAGTCAAAAAAAATAAAAAAAGGGATATCCAAAAAAGGGTATCCTTTTTTTTTATTCATACTATGATATTTATTGTTAACCTAAAAACTAATTTTTTGTGTACTGTAATTGTATCACAAAAGATTTTTTTAATAAACTAATATATTTATATATAAAAAACAAAATGACAGAAAAAAAATCATTAGTTGAAGAAGCAATACTTCAAATGAAAAATTTAGAAGAAGCTGTTGCTGAAAATGCAAAAGGAATACTTGCCTCTACTATGAGACAAGAAATCAAAGACTTGGTAAAAGAATCTCTCAAAGAAGAAGATGACGAGATTGAGGGTGATGACGAAATGGAAGACGAGAACGAAATGGAAATGGAAGATGAAGATGAAATGGACATGGATGACATGGACATGGAAGATGAAGACGAAATGGACATGGAAGATGAAGACGAAATGGATATGTCAGAACCTGATATGGAGGTGGATACAATAGACCTCACTGACCAACCAACTTCTCAAGTACTAAAAGTATTCAAACTTTTAAGCCCTGAAGATGAAATTATTGTTACTAAAGATAAATCAGGTAACATTAATCTTAAAGACTCTGAAACTGACAAAGAATATATGATTGTTGGTGAAAGTGATATGGATTTCGCTTCTATGGAAGAAGAAGATGAAGACTATGGAATGTACGATGAAGCTATGGTAGGTTATGACACTATGGAAGAATATGAAATGTCTGAAGAAATGGATGATTATTCTTTAGAGGAAGAAGAAGATGAATTTGAAGGTTTCGGGATGGAAGAAACTATCTACGAAATAGAAATGGAAGATGGTATGGATTTATCAATGGAAGATGAAGATGAAATGGACATGGAAGATATGGACATAGAATACGAATTGGAAATGGATGATGATTCTGATTATATGATGGAATCAAAAAAATCTATGAAACCGAAAGGTATGGATTTTGGTGATGCAAAATCATATAAAATTTCGGGTAAACCAAATATGGAAGGCGGATTCAAGGTTGTTAAAACTAATGCTGATACTACAATGGGTACTGGTAGTGCTAAATCTTTCAAGTATGGTAAAGGTGAAAATCTAGATGGTGAGTTCAAAATCAAACCTAAAATGAAAAAAGCTGAATCCAAAGAAGGTATGATGAAAATGCCTAAGAAAATGGAAACAAAAGAGGCTTCACGTACTTTAGGAAACGGAAAATATTGGGGTAGAGAAGGTTTACCAAAACCAAAAGCAGCTCCACGTCATATCAGAAAAGAATCTATTGACACTGAAGAATTTAATCTTCTTAGAGAAAAAAATGAAGAGTACAGAAAAGCATTAAACATTTTCAGAAATAAACTTAATGAAGTTGCAATCTTCAATTCAAACTTAGCTTATGCTACAAGATTGTTTACTGAACACTCAACTTCAAAACAAGAAAAAATTAATATTCTGAAAAGATTTGATGGTGTTGAAACTCTTAAAGAATCTAAAAATCTTTATAAAGTAATAAAAGACGAATTATCAAATACGTCAACACAACAAGTTAACGAATCTGTTGAAAGATCAATTCAAAAAACACCTTCAACTGGTTCAGCTGTAAACTTAATCGAATCTAAGACATACGAAAATCCTCAATTTATGAGAATGAAGGATTTAATGTCAAAATTAAAATAATAAATCAATAAACTCGCTAAAAACAAAAACAAATACAAAATGGGAGCATTATTAGAATCGGGTCTTGTTGGTAACATTGGTTTGAAACACCTTAAAGTTATCAAAGAAGATACTATTAACAAATGGGATAGATTAGGATTCCTTGAAGGTCTTAAAGGCCACCTAAAAGAAAACGTAGCTCAGTTATATGAAAACCAAGCTTCTTTCCTTATTAACGAAGCAACTTCTGATGGATCTTCTGGATCTTTCGAAACAGTTGTATTCCCTATCGTAAGAAGAGTTTTCTCTAAATTGTTAGCTAACGATATCGTATCTGTACAAGCTATGAACTTACCTATCGGTAAATTGTTCTACTTCGTACCTAAAATCCAAGGTTATGAGGGAGCTTCAGGTTCTACTCCTGATGGTGGTAGTTCTTATTCAGGTGAGCACTATTCTCCTGTAGGTAGCCCAGGTGCTTATCCTGGTGACCCTAACGCTGGTTATACTGGTTCAAACGCTTACGCTAAAAATCTTTATGATTTATTCTACGAAGGTAATGAAGCTGGCTTAAATCCTGCTGGTCTTTTTGATTATTCAAAAGGTCGTTGGACTGCTCTTACTCAAAACACTCAATTAGTTCAATGGTCTAATGGTGCTCTTGTTGACTACACTGGTTTCACTACAACTCAACGTAATGTTAGAAAAGTATTGATGAAACTTTGTGGATGGAATGATTATCAAGGATGGGGTAAACTTATCGGACCTGATGGTGCTGAGGTTGATTCTGAAACATTCTTAGCAGACCTTAAAATCGTTGCAACATCTGCATTCTCTGCTTCATCTACTCCATGTCCAGTAACTGCTGGTACTCCACTTTTATTCCGTGTTGTTACTCAACAATATGGTAAATCAATCGTTAACCCAACATCTACAAGAGTTCAAACTAGTTTCCCAACTGGTTCAGTTCCTGGAAATGGTGGTACTTTTGATAGTATCTGTGATCCTAATGGTTGTATCTTTTTAGAAGTTGACCTTTCTTGTCCAATTTGTGCTGATTGTAATTCATCTTCTTTAGATGGTTACACTGGTGCAACTATTTTCTCAGCTGCTTCTGCAACTTCTTTCACAGCTATTTGGAGAAGATACGAAGAACTTGAATTCGAAGATAAAATCGGTGAAGTTTCTTTTGACCTTGAATCAGTTACTGTTTCTGTTTCTGAAAGAAAACTTAGAGCTCAATGGTCTCCTGAGTTAGCTCAAGACGTTGCTGCATTCCATAACATCGATGCTGAAGCTGAATTAACTGCTCTTCTTTCTGAGCAAGTTGCTGCTGAAATCGATAGAGAAATTCTACGTGACCTTAGAAAAGGTGCTGCTTGGAATTTAAGATGGGATTACAACGGATGGAGAAGAATTAGTTCTACTACTTCTTACACTCAAAAAGACTGGAATCAAACGTTGATTACAGCTATCAACCAACTTTCTGCTCAAATCCACAAATCTACTTTAAGAGGTGGTGCTAACTGGATTGTTGTGTCTTCTGAGGTTTCTGCAATCTTTGATGACTTGGAATACTTCCACGTATCAAATGCTTCTCCTGACCAAGACCAATACAACATGGGTATTGAAAGAGTAGGTACATTAGCTGGTAGATACCAAGTATATCGTGACCCTTACTTCCCACCTAACCAAGTGTTAATCGGACATAAAGGTACATCACTTCTTGATACTGGTTACATCTACGCTCCGTATGTTCCACTTCAATTAACTCCAACAATGTATAATCCATTCAACTTTACTCCTATCAAGGGTATTATGACTAGATACGCTAAAAAAATGGTGAACAACCGCTTCTATGCGAGAATTACAGTTGATGGTGTTAGAACATTTGACTTACAAGAATTGAGATAGTAAATCTTAATAAAAAATGACGAGAGGGACAAGTTTTTGTCCCTCTTTTTTTTTATTATGGGTTAAAATTAAATGGATTGACTTTGATATTTATTATTATATAATTAAATAAAAAATATGTCATTCAGTTTATCTCAGACTCAAACACTAATTGATTTATATATAAATGAGGGTTACTCGACCCACAAATTAGCAGAACTATTCAAGGTAGGTCATAAAAAGATTAGTCAAATCCTTAAAGACAATAATGTCGAGATTAAAAAGAAAGGTGGACAAGTTAAGATTGGTAATAGTAATGAACTAGAAAAGTCCAAAGTAAGGAAATATATCTCAGAGGGTAAAGAACTTGTTGCTAAGTGTAAAAAAACAGATATTTTAATCAATGACCCTAACAATTTATCTGGTAGTTTAACTATACATATAATAGAATTGTATGGTGATATTAATATCCCAGTAAATACCTACCAAAGAAAGAAATACGAGCAATTAAATGGTAAAAAATGGTTTGAACAATATTTCGATATAATTGAGATAGAAAAAGATGTAAAAAGAAAATGTAATTTATGTGAATGGGAAACAACTGACATATATAATAAATCAGGTTGTTTTACCAATCATATTGAAATTACACATAAGATTACTCTTGACGATTATTTAATTCAATTCCCAATTGATATACAATACCACCACAATTATATTAAAAGAACTGATAGAGAAAAAGAGTTATTGTTAGAAGAAAACTTCGTCATATGTCAATTGTGTAATGAAAGGATGAAAGGTATCTCAAATACACATCTAAAGAATAAACACAATATAAGTGTTGAAGAGTACAAACTTAAATTTCCAAACTCTAAAATTATATCAGAGTCGACCTCTAATATTTTAAGTGAACTTATCAAAGAAACTAATATTAATTTTCAACCAACTTGGACATCTAAAGGTGAAACTGAAATTAAGGAGTTTATTGAGGGTTTAGGATTTGAGGTATATAAGGGTAAAAATAGAAAACTATTAGAAGGTAAAGAAATTGATTTAATTATACCTGAACTAAAGATTGCTATTGAGTATAACGGATTATATTTTCATACTGAAGATATGGGTAAGAATTCAACTTATCACTTGAACAAAACTTTGGCTTGTAATCAGTTGGGTTATAAATTGATTCATATTTTTGAGGATGAATGGATGGTAAATAAAGAATTGGTTAAATCAAAACTCGAACATATCCTTGGTGTTAGTAATGGGATTAAAATTGGTGCAAGGAAAGTTATTGTGAATAAAATATCCAAAGAGGATAAATCATATTTTTTGGATGGGTTTCATATTCAAGGAAATGATAAATCAGACATATTTTATGGGGCATATTATAATAATATTTTGGTTGGTGTTATGACATTCAATAGTCAAAGAAATATGACTAAGAATATTGAAGGAGAATATGAATTAAGTAGATTCTCAACAAGACAAGGATATGTCATAAGTGGATTGGCCTCTAAAATATTAAAACAATTTATCAATGAATTTTCTCCAAGTAGTATAATAAGTTTTGCAGATAGAAGATGGACTACCGATGGAAATAATAATATGTATACAAAATTAGGGTTTCAATTGACATCGATATTAAAACCAACATATTTTTATTATTCATCAAAAGTTAATAGATATAAAAGATATCATAAGTTTTCTTTTGGGAAGAATAGTCTTAAAAAGAAATATGATGGAATTGATTTAAGTAAAAGTGAAAGTGAAATTACAAAAGAGTTGGGTTATTCCAAAATATGGGATTGTGGATTGTTTAAGTATAGACTCAATTTTTAATAACTTACTGATATTTATAAGTAAAATACTTTTTATATGCAAAAAAAACTATATTTCCTAAATGAGGAAGAAAAAAATAGAATACTAAATCTACACCAAAGTAGAACAAAAAGTCAATATTTGTTAAGTGAACAAATGTATGATTTTGCAGGTAAAAGTGGTGATGACCCCAAAACCATAACAATAAAAAGTTTTATGACTTCTGTAGTTGGACAAAAAGGAAAAATAACAGATTTTTTTCAGAAATTACCAACAAGTAATCCAGATACTTACAAAAAATTACCTGATACTACAAAAACATCTATAAATGATTGGCTTAAATATCCTTGTGTAACTAATTCAAATAATGTAAAACCTTTTTTAACGAAAGATAACTCTATAGCTTTTGTAGGTGGGGGATTTAATTGGTTTGCAAATGGAAGAAAAGGAAATTTTACTACTGGTGAAGTCTCTGATTATTATTGTGGTGATGATGGTAAGGTAAAGAGTGGATTGGGTGGTTGGAAAAAATTTCCTTGTGTCACTTCAAACCCAAGTGGAATTGATTACGAAACAAGACAAAAACCCACTGAAAATACAAATTGGATTCAAATTGGTAAACTTGTTTATGGTAAACAAGGAAAAAAATTTGTAGATGGTGACAACAAAAATCAATCGGATTATACTTGTGAGACTGAGACTAATCTGAAACAAGGTGGTGTTTCAGGTGGTGGAACAAACCAAGTGGCTGGGGGAACAATTTTACCTCAAGTGGTTACACCTGATGTGGTGAAACAATTAAGAACTATGGGGGGATTAACTGATACTGCCGCAACATTAACACAGAAAGACATAAACGACCTATATGCCTTATTCTT